AAGTTTGTATTTTTTTCTAAAAAATTAATTTCATTCCAGTGATCACCAGTTGAAAGAAAATTTTTCCATTTTATAGTTTTAAAAGTTATCATTTTTTGGGTGGAATAACAATGTCATTAGGTGTAATAATAAGAGGAGTCTTGAATATATTTAACTATCTTGAACGACACCCCAAGATGTGATGATATATTTATATCCACCAATCGGAGGATTACCTCTATGAGTATGTGTATATCCTGCAGGAAAAATCAATACATCACCCTTTTTAGGTATTTCTCTGCGATGTTGATATAAAAATTCAGTTTCACCTGCATCAAAATTATCATTCAAATATAATTGAATTACAAATTGTCTAATACAATTTATAACAGTGCCATTTTCATAATGCCAAGCATGAAATCCACCACCAACAGGTATTTTTTTAATTTTCAAATCATACACCATGAATTTATTTTTACCTAAAATGAATGTAGTGAGATATTCATTCACGCAGGGGTGGAGTTTTGGAATAATTTTCTCTGATAAGTAACTTACCGATGGAAGATCAAAGTTATATGAGGATCTTATTGATTTATGATCTACGTGTTGAACGTTCCTAATATCCTGTGTTAAAAAACTATTTTTTTCAAGTTCATCAATATAATTCACATATTCATCACACTCCTCTGAAGTAAAAGCTCCATTGTATCTTCGTATTAAATCAAATTCAGTAGCCATTTTAAAGATTATACTTTTACTATTATATCACAAAAATAATAATTTTACCACGGTAAGTCTTTTCCCTCAATTTCAACATAATTTATCATATTTGTTATTTTTGCTTCATTTTTTGGGTGGAATAACAATGTCATTAGGTGTAATTACTGCATACTTGTAATTGTTCATTTTACATGTTCTTAATGCAAGATCATCATCAATTTCAACAACGACCATTTCCTTTTGCTCATCTTCTTCTAACATCATAGCATATCGAGTCGCATCATCTTCATCCTCAAATAAAAACAAAACAAGATTTCCACGCCGATCATCTACAGCGTATACTCCCTCATCTCTTTTATTTTTGAGTGTTAAGAGATACATTACTCTACCTCGCAAGCTTGTCGATAAAGATCTTGAAAAATATTTTTGATAATATTCTTATCAAATTCAATATCAGATTCATCAATATAACGATTTAATATTGAAATTGTACTCTCCTCTTCCTCTATTTCAAAATTCTCACCCTCCTCTATTGCAAAATTTTCAATTATTTTTAAATCTTTAATTCCAGAAGAGTAAAGTTTGTCTACAAATTTTTCAAAGTTTTTAGGATCAGATTTTTTACGAACGATCAATTTAACAATTTTATTTTTATATTCAGTCGTATTAAATAATTTATAATTACTATCTTCATAATATACGTTATAGAATAATTTATAAGGATTGTTAACTGGAGTATGAGTGAGGTCATCCGTATCAAAGATATGAAATCCTCTTGTATCATTTACATCATTCCAATACATCTCATATGGATTACCTAAGTAATGTATTTTTCCATTAGTTGATCTTGTATGAAAATGTCCAGAATAAACTACATCAAACTTATCGAATATATCAATATCCATTCCATTCTCCATCATATGACCACGAGTAGCTCTAAATCCATTCAGTTCGAGATGACCCATTGCCACCTTACTTTTGGTTTCACTGATTAGATTAGTTGTGTGCTCATAATTTTCAGAATTAATCCAAGGTAATAATAATATATCTAATCCATTTAAATTAATTTCAGTTGCTTTTGAGAAAGTTGATATATTTGAATAATCATTTAACAAGAGTTCTGGTGAATTTACATAATTAGTATTTTTGTAATAACAATCATGATTACCAGTAATTGCATAGACCTTATACTTTCTCATTGGATCAAAAACAACTTTCTTTGACCACTCCAAACTCTGATAATCGATTGATTTACGACTATCAAATATGTCTCCCATATGAATTATGGTATCTACACCCTCTTTTTCCAAAGTAGGAAAAAATACATTATCATAAAATAACTGAAAATATTGATGAAGAGATGTGGATCCCTTACGTGCACCGTAATGAGTATCTGTAATTATGGCAACTTTCATCGATTATTATTACGATATTGAATATTATCTTTAATAGTATTGAAATCGGAACTACTTCCTGACATTGCATTATCATCTACTGCCATAACTTCATCAAATCCACTTCTTTCAATAATCTTTGTTTTAATATCTAATTGTTTCTTTTCTTTTTGAATCCTTCTAAGAAAAGCATAGTGTATAACCTGTGTAAAATAAGCAAAAGGATTTTTAGACTTCTCAGGATCAAAATTATGTATGTACTGCACACAATTTTCAATTCCATCAGATATCATATCCTCACGAAACATATAATTAACAAAGTTCGGTTTATACGACAAGTGTGTTGCGATCTTTAAGAAACAAGAACCAAGGTAGTTTGAAATGGGGGGTTTACCCTCCCAAGGTCCTGACTTAGGTGGATCTTGATCATATTTCTTAATATATTCACTCTTAGCAATTAAAACCTTTGATCTATAAACAGTTATAGCCTGTAGTAACTCCTTATTATTTACATAGTGTTCGGATTTCTTTCTAGGCATAATGTTTTATTTTTCTCATATTAATATTATACCACACTTTACATACTTGACAAGTAGTGTAAATATGTGTACAATAACCTTTGTAAGGTTTGGAAGGGATATAATATAGTTAAGTTTCTTTATTAAGTTTAAAGACTTTCTCTAGATTCTTACGAGCTTCTTCAACCGAAGAAATGTAACCCATTTCATAATTTGGTTTCATCAAACCATTTTCTTTGTAAATAGGTTCCTCATCATTAATGTAATGGTTATATAAATTAATTAATTTTTTATCATTCGATTCTGTCATAGTGATGACTTTATCAAGTCTTATTATAAAAATATCCTCATCGGGTAATTCCATCCAAGGTTTGACTTTAATAAAAGTTCCACCTGGACTTACAACTGACCACATGATAACAGGATTTTGAAGAACAATCACAGTATCATCATCATTTTCATTGTCTACAACGATAAGTGAGAAGATTTCTTCTCCTGAAACTAACTTGAGTATTGCGTAAAATTCTTCTCCCATTATTTTTTAAGTGGTATGTTGACTATATCATAATCAAAATTCTCTTCATTATAAATTTTTATTCTTTCAATTAAGTGGTTTAGGGTATAATTTTTTCGAGATTTATAACTAATGTCATCAGCAATGTCGTAAAGAGTTGCTCTCGTCTTCTGGTTTCCTTTTCTTAGAACTCTTCCGATTGACTGTAAATTACGTATTCTTGATTTTGAGGGGGATGCAAAAATTATATTGTGTAAATTTTTGATATTAATCCCAGTGGAAAAAGTCCCGTACGAGGCAACGATAATAGCATCATTCTCTTTTTCAGTGATTTCTCGAACTTTTTCCCTGTCCTCGGTTTCCACTCCACCATGAATAAAAAAGACATTTCGATTTTCAATAATGTTGTTACTATTTATCAAATTGTAAAGAGGTTCTCCATGTTTTTCAACTCTTGCAAACAGTATCAAAGTATTGCCTTTGAGATCGAGTGCAAGGTTTTTAATGAAGTTATTTCGTTTTCCATGTCCAATTATGTACTGAACTTCTTCCTCAAAATTTTCAAATTTATTCGGTGGGTGTTTCAACAAAAGCACGTTGATATCTAGTTTTGCAAGGTGCCCTTTCTTCATGAGCTCGTCAGTTTTAATGATCTTATAGGAAGGTCCGAACAATCCCTCAAGAACCCATTTATGAGTCTCACTTCCGTCTAATGTGCCTGTAAATCCAAATCGATACTTTGCACTGTCAAGTTTTGACATTATAGATATTAATGACTTTGATTTAAACTGGTGCGCCTCATCCCCAATTACCACAGAGAATCTCTCAAAATACTTTCTGGGGAGTTTGTAGATTGATTGCCAAGTCGTAATAATAACTTGAGAGTCTGTCTCTCTTTCCTTACCTGCGTATACCTTATGGCAAAATGAACCCACATTCCAACCATAGTCTTCAAAATCTTTATACATCTGTTCTACTAACGATGTCGTCGGAACAACTATCAGAATATTTTTCTTATTTTCAACATAATATCGAACAATCGAATATATCATCAACGATTTACCCGAAGCAGTTGGAGATATCAATAATTTTCTATTATGTTTTAAAGCGTCGTATACTCCCTCAATTTGATAATCTCTAGGTTTAAATTTAGATATTGCATTCATATAGTCTTTGACACCCTCAGATGATATAAAATCATTGACCTCAAAGGGTAGTCCATAGTATTCACTATCAACAAACTCATAAGTATAACCATGATCTTTACAGAATTGTATAATTCGATCTAATAATCCAACGTATATTTCTCCTTTCTGCGTATTAAAAAGTCTTATCTTACCGTCCCAATATTTCTTCTTATATGCTGGTGAAAATTTTGCATTTGGAATATCAAAGGTGAATTGATCCGACAACTCATAATAGATATGAGGTTCCGCATTTATTTTTAGATAGACCTCATTCTTCTTTGATATAATCAAATGTGACATAAAATATGCTCATCTGATTTTATTTAGTTATGTAAATCCAGACTGAAAACGATGCCACTCAATTGCATTTTTAATCTGATAAGTGCGATTTGATATGATGCGTATTATTTCTTCCAGAAACTTAAGAGTTGTGTCGTAGTATCTTATCTTTAAATCTATTTTAGTTAACCTCTCATCGGCATCTAGGTGCCTCTGTATGGCATCCTTTTCTCTAACCTTATACGGAAATGGTTCTTCTTCATAAACTTTAGGATCTGCCTTTCCTGTGTAGTAATTATATCTTTCTAATTTAATCTTTGCTTTTTGATCTTTTGCTTTCTCGCGCATCAAAGTAATGGTATTATAAACAGTATAATACTTTGCGTGTAACTGAGGTATTTTTAGTGACTCATCATGTAGGTTATCAGGATCAATGGTTGCATCACGCTCCCACATCTCCTGAATTTCATCAAGATTCATAAAGGAGTTCTTCCGTCGGGTTTAACTATATTATACACTGTATATCGAAAAATTGCATCTGCTGTAAAGTAATTGACATCTGTGTCTGTTGCTTCAAATTCGAGAGAGGATAAACTGATTGGAAATAGATCAAAGAACTTAACGATTGCTGTTGTATTAAAATTACTATTCAGTATGTGTAGATTACCATCACTAAAAATTATTTCTCTATCTCTTTGCCCATCTTCATTTGTCGTTGCCTTTTTAAACTGTTCTGTTGTTTCTGGATATCCAAGTCCTGTCAACCAATTATGTATTGACATGTAGTTTTCCATATTCTCATCAACCAAGAATCGAAGAGAAAATTCACCATACTGTAACTTATCACCAGGTATATCAATATCTTTTAGGTAACTTGGTTGTAATGCTGTACCAAGAGATATCTCAGGAATACGACTTGAGTTTGAGAAGAATGTTACCTTTGGTGTTTTTGATAATGTAAATCTAAATCCAATTGGAGATAAAAAATTACGATTTTCAATTTGATTGGAATAAATTCTTGCCATTATTCACTTACCACTATTGCATTTTTCCACCAAGCAGGTTGGTATGTATAAGTTTTATCACCAATAGTACGAGTTTCAGTTGTTGCTTTTTGAGCATTTGCATCCGATTCATTTGCATATACTTTACGATTCTCATAGACATTAGTCCATTTATTATCTCCAGCATAATATTCACTACCACCTACAGGTACTGCATTTCCTAGAACACTTGTTTTTTTGATATGATAAGGCATTATTTTTCCTCCTTTTTATTGAAACTTGGTAGTTGACCTGTGCTTTTATTTAATTTAACTGATTGATGTTTGTTAAACATTGATGTAGGTCTTTTTCCTGAATCTTTTATTTTTTCTCTAGTTGATTCAAGTTCACTTTTTGTTTTCATTTTTTGAATTTCAAATTTCTTTTTTGCAGCATCAGCTCTATTATCCACTGATTTTTCAGTGGAGTCAATTTCCTCCATAAATTTGCGAAAATGTTTCATCAGTTTTTTAACTATTTAGAATCTTTTTCAAGATGCTTAATTCGTTTTTTAATAATTTTTGCGTAAGTTACTTCTGCTTCTGAGTAATATTCTGGACAACATTTTGCAATTTTAATTATTTTTTTAGCTGCTTTCTTATCCTTCATATGAGTATTTATACACAAAAAAAGAGATCCCCGAAGGAATCTCTTGAATAGTATGTAATATGCAAATTACATAAGGTTGTTAACTGTAACTCTCTGATAGTATCTGTTAGAGTCTTTAACAAGTTTTCCAAGACCTGCAGTAGTACCTTGAGCAAATGGGTTTGCAACGATACCATATCTGGTCTTAAAGCCAATTTTTGGCTGGAAGGAGTTCTCTCCCACAGCACGAACCATCTGTAGT